GTGGAGGAGCTGAAGAGGCTTCTGGCGCTGCAGGGCACGGTGACCGGCGGGCGGATCCCGAAGAAGAGCAGTGTGGAGGCGGCGGCAAAATGGCTGAAGGGCTATGCCGGTGCTACCCTGACGGATGAGGAAATGAAGGAGCTCACCGGGATGCTGACGGAGTTTTACGGAGCGATCCTGAACGATGATGAGCTGGCATGGGAATCTGTTGCGGAGAAGGCTGCTCCCATTGCGGACTATCTACAGGCCAGGGTGAATGTGAAGCCTCAGATCAGCGAATATTCAAAAGATGTGCTGCGGGAACTGAGAGGGCGGAAAATCAAGCTTTCGGACAGCCAGAAGGCGGAGGCGGCCAGAGCTTACGGCAGCTACAACGATTACCGGAAGGCGGCTTTCGGCAGTGTGACACTTTCCAATGAGGGAATCCCTCTGGACAGCTTGTGGCAGGAGATGGCAAGCATCTTCCCCGGAACATTTGACGAAAATGTGACGGCGGGAGATCAGCCGGCGGCACTGCTTGAGGTGATCCAGGGACTGCGGAGCACGGACCAGGCGGCCATGGAATATGAATACAACCGGGAGTTCATTCGGGCTGACCTGATCCGGGCAGTCTATGACAGTTTCTGGCGGGTGGATACCCTGAAGACCGTGGCAGACAAAAACCAGAAGAAGGTAAACGAGCTCAAAGCAAAGCACCGTCAGCAAATGGATACGCTTCGGCAGGAGAAGAATAAGGCCATCCAGCGGGTGAAGAAGCAGTGGGCTGATGACATCGAAAAAGTGCGGCGGGAGATGCGCCAGGAGATCCGTGACCGGGTGACCGCGACAGAAAAGCGGTACCAGGAATCCAGAGCCAAAGCGACTGAACAGCGGCGAACCACCGCCGGGAAGAAGCGGGTACGGAAGCTGGTGGCTGAGATCCGGAGCCTCTACGAACACGGCACGAAAGAGCGCAATGTCAAGAAGGGCATGCGGGACTTTGTGGAGCATGCGCTGGCGGCGGCAGAGGTCCTCTTTATGGACAATTACACGGACGAGGACATCGTCATGGCCGGTGTGAGCGTTAAGCTGGAGGACAGCCAGCGGCGGCTTCTGGATCGCACGCAGGAACTGATCCGGAAGCGGGATGATGTTTTCAAGGGCGGAAAAGATGTGCAGACTGCGGAAGCGGTGATCGCCGGTGATACGGCGGAACTGGATGCGCTGCAGGAGCGCTACGATGCGCTGCAGGAGCAGATAAACAAGAATCTGCGGCTGCTGGGACGGGTGCTGCGGGCAGAGCGGGCACGGCTTAATGAGACCACCATCACGGCGGTGCTGGAAGGTCTGGCGGAAGCTTACAAGCAGCTGGGAAGATCTGATGACAACTTTATCCGCAACGGAACCTATGAAACGGTCTACCAGGGACTGATGCAGCTGATCGAGGATGTGCGTGGTACCACGGTAAAGGACATGACCAGCGACCAGCTGGAGGCGGTGGAGCGGGCATTCAAGGAGGTGCTGCACACGATCCGTGCGGCAAACAAGGCTTTCGTCCAGGGCAAGAAAGAGACCATTGCGGAGCTGGGTGAGGCTGCTGTGCGGGAAGTGAAGGCCGTGGGCGGTTTCCATGAGGACCGGAACACGGCGCTGGACCCGGTGAGAAGATTCTGGTGGAACAATCTGAAGCCCGTATACGCCATGAAGCGCATCGGTTCCAAGGTGCTGACGGATGCCTACAACGCGATCCGGCGGGGTGAGGATACCTGGGCACGGGATATCGATGAGGCCAGGAGATTCTTCCAGGCGGCGGCAGACCGGTACGGCTATGACCAGTGGGACCAGGAAAAGGGCTATGTGTTCAAAACTCCCAACGGACAGGAATTCACCCTGACCCTGGGCCAGATGATGAGCATCTATGCCTACTCCAAGCGGCAGAATGCCAAAGATCATCTGCGGATCGGCGGTATCGTATTTGACCCCAATCAGGAGGTATACCGGGACAATGCCAACGGCAAGCGGCGCAAGCGCTCCCTGAACGATGCGACCGCATACCAGATCGGTGAAGGCACGGTGGCTGCCATCCTGGAGCAGATGACGAAGGAGCAGATCGCTTTTGTAGACGAGATGCAGAAGTATCTCTCCGAGACCATGGGCGCCAAGGGCAACGAGGTCAGCAATGTGCTTTACGGTGTTGACCTCTTTGGGGAAGAAAATTACTTCCCGATGAAATCGGCCCGACAGTATCTCTTTGAACAGAATCAGCCTGCGGGTGAGGTCAGTTTGAAGAACAGCGGTTTCACCAAGGCCATTCAGCCGGGAGCAAACAATCCCCTGATCCTGGGAAGCTTCATGGATGTGTGGAGCCAGCATGTGAACCGGATGAGCACTTACCACGGATTCGCACTGCCCATCGAGGACTTTAACCGGATCTTCAACTACCAGACCGGGCGGAATGAGGAAAAAGCTTCCGTTTCCGTAAAGGCAGCGATCCAGGGCGCATACTCCCCTGCCGCGATCCAGTACATCAGCCGGATGCTGACGGATATCAACGGCGGAGCCAGGACGGACCCGGCTGCCGGTGTGATCGGAAAGATGATGAGTCTTTTCAAGAAGGGCGCTGTTTTTGCAAGCCTTTCCGTGGCGATCCAGCAGCCCAGTGCCATCGGCAGAGCGGCGGCGCTCATCGACCCGAAATGGTTCAGCGGCAAGAAGGTGACCAAGCAGAACATCGAACAGGTCTGGGAGGAGTGCAAGGAATACGCTCCGGTCGCTCTGATCAAGGAGATGGGTTTCTTTGACACCAGTGTGGGCAAGTCCACCCAGGACTACATCACGGCCCGGAATTACAAGGGCCTAAAAAACATCGTCAAGGGATTCTTTACAGATGCCAGCTACCGGGACGAGCAGATGGGTATGCTGCCGGCGCTTCTCGACAATATCACCTGGGCCAATATCTGGCAGGCGGTAAAAAGGGAGCAGCTGGATAAACATCCGGATGCGGACCCCGCAAGCGAGGAATTTCTGAAGCGGTGCGGTGAGCGGTTTACCGAGATCGTGACGGAGACCCAGGTATATGACAGTGTGCTGAGCCGGAGCGCCAATATGCGAAGCAAGGACACCGGCATGCAGATGCTGACCGCATTTATGGCGGAACCGACCACCAGCATGAATATGCTCTCCAACGCAGTGGTCCAGGCCAGACGGGGAGACAAAAAAACGGCTGGCCGGGCGGTGGGCGCTGTTGTGGCGGCGCAGATCATCAACAGCATCCTGGTATCGCTGGTGTATGCGGCCCGGGATGACGATGAGGAGCAGAGCTATGCCGAAAAGTATCTGGAGGCCCTGGCGAACAATATATGGAACGATGTTTTCCTGATGGTACCGAATTCCATTCCCTTTATCAGCGATATTATGAGCATGCTCCAGGGCTATGATGTGGAGCGCAGCGATATGGCGGTGATCTCCGACATGATCAATGCCATCCAGCAGCTGAGCAATGAGAAGAAGAAACCCTGGCAGAAGGTGGAGCTCTTTGTCGGGTCCCTGGCGCAGATTTTCGGCCTGCCGGTGAAGAACATTCTCCGGGATGTAAAGGCTATCTACAATGTGGCGGACGGTATGCTCTTCGGTGAGCGGTCCACGGCGGCGGGATTTGGATATGCTGTGAGAGAAGGCATCACCGGTGATGCGGTGAGCAATGCCCAGCAGCTGTACGATGCCCGGGTGAACGGGGACAAAGCCCACGAAGCCAGAGTGACGGCCCGGTACGAAAACCAGGAGAGTGCGGATGCGGCTGTTCGGAATGTGATCAAGAGAATGTTTATGGCGGGAGAGATCGACCGGGTGGAGGCTCAGCGGCAGCTGATGCTGTATGCAGGCTATGACAATGCGGTGGAGATCTATTGGCTGGTGGATGCATGGGTTTACGAAAAGGATACCGGAAGCTCTGACGGCTACGGAAAATACAATGACATCTACGCAGCTATGTTGGCCGGTGAAAGCATCGATGCGCTGATGACCGAATTTACGGACCTTGGGTACCGGGAAGACGATGTGCTCAGCCAGATGAAAAAGGAAGTCGGCCGGTGGTATTATGACGATGAATCGGAGACCAGGATCGGCAGAGACCAGGCGGTGGATATGCTGGGACAGTATTTCGGCATGGATGAGGACGAGATCGCCGAGCAGATGCGCTCCTGGGATATGCGGATGGAGACCGGATTCAGCTACTCTGAACTGAAGGGCGAATACATGGAGGGCAATGTATCCCGGGAGGAGGCCCTGCGGCTGCTCCAGGAATACGGCCTGCTCCACAGCACGGAGGCGGAAGACCGGGTGGCTGACTGGGACTTTGAAGCGGAGCACGGATTCGGCTATGACGATATCCGGCATACCTATCAGGACGGCGAGATCACGGCGGCGGAGGCCATCGATGTGATGATGGGTTTCGGCGGGAAAGACCGGGAGGATGCGGAGTATGCGATCCGGCTCTGGGATTTTGAGACCAAGAACGGATGGGCATATGAGAGCAGAGTATCGCTCTATAAGCAGGGCCGTATCTCCGGAGATGTGCTGCAGAAGGCTCTGATCGAATTCGGCGGGTATACCCCGGAGGATGCACGGACCCAGGTCGAGGTATATGACTGGGAGATGGAGGGCATCAAGAATGTGACCATCACCCGGGTGGAGCGGTACCATGAGTTTGCGGAGCCTGCGGGCATCAGCAAGGCGGTATACATGGATGTACAGCGGTACAGCGCTGACACCAAAAATGATGTGGATCCGGATACCGGCAAGTCCATCAACTACTCCGCTATGAAAAAGGTGATGGCATACATCGACAGCCTTCCCCTGACGGAAAAGCAGAAAGATGCTATGGCATACAGCCTGGGATGGAGCAAGAAAAACATCGAGAAGTACAAGCCCTGGTAAGCCGGGGCGGGCGGTCCGGGGATAGAGAACCCCGGGCCGCTTCTGTTATGATTGAGGCATGAGAAAGGAGTGAGCCTATTATGAATTATGCGAGATCCAGGATATCCCTGAATGTGCAGGACACCAGCTCCCCCGTGGTGCTGGATGCCAAGCGGGGCGATACCAAGCGGGAGATCCTGATCGATTTAATGGACGGTGATGAGCCTTATGTGATCCAAGAGGGCTGCTATGCTATCTTTACAGCGCAGAAGCCGGACGGAAACCGGATCTACAATGACTGCACCATCAATAATAACATCATTCGGTATCGTTTTACTCCCCAGACCAGCAATGTGGTTGGCACGCTGAAGTGCGAGATCAAGCTGTATGACCAGAACGATGAGATGATCACATCGCCCCGGTTCGGCATCCTGGTGGAGCAGCCGGTATTTTATGACGGCGATATCCCGGAAAGCGACTATGAATTCAATGCCATTACGGATATCGTCAAGGACACGGCGCAGGAATACCTGGAAGAGAATCCCGTTCTTGTGGATAACACTCTGAGCGTACCGAATATGGCTGCGGAAGCGGCTGCCACGGGCGCAGCGATCAACGAAGCCAAAGGTATCGCGGAGAATTCGCTGCCCAGAAGCGGCGGCGTAATGACCGGTGCCATGACGGTGCAGGAACCCACGGAGGATGCGAACCCTGCCACCAAGGGGTATGTGGACGGTAAGGCTGAGGAATTGCGGTACAGCCCGATCGTTAAGGTAACCACGGCCAATATTTCCGTGACACCGGATATGATGGGGAAAACCCTTCTGCTGAACAGCAGCGGCACGGACTTTGTTTGCACCATCTCCAAGGACTTCCATGATTCTGTTCCCGTTGGCTTTGAAGTGGCCTTTATCTTCTGGACGGCAAACTCCGCCAGGATCGCTTTCACCGGCGGGGTCAATGCGGCAACCCCCGGCATCGGCGCATTGACCGACCCTGTTCTGGCACTGCCGGAACGGTACACGATGATTGCCGCAAAGAAATGCACTACTGTCAGCTGGCTGGTGACCGGCAATGTGGAGGTGGTTTGATGATCTATGTATTGGGCGGTAGCTCTGACCTTAGCTATAAGGTGATCGCAAGTATGACTGCTCCCACAAATCCCACTGCCAACATGATCTGGATCAAATCCAGCACTGCGGTCAATGGGTATCGGTTTGCCAGCGTCACACCGAGTGGCACAAGTTCATCCACAGGCAATGTGTACTTTATTTGTTCGACAACCTATGACAGAACCGCAGACAACACTGTTCCTGTGCTTAACATCCTGAACAGAAAAGAAAAGGGGCAGATCATCCGCTGCCTTCTGCATTTGACTGGGTGTCGACAAGTTATCGGTGGAGAATGGAAGTCGGTCGATGCGTATCTGTACAAGGGTGGTGCATGGTTGCAGTTTAGTGCAGAGTTGGCAGATATCGATTTTTACAATGCGGGAACGGAAAATGCAACGCTTACCCTTTCCAATGTGACCAAGGCAAGCACTTACCTGAATGCAACCCTTGCCAAGTCCGGCAATGCATCCGTGACCATCAAGGATGTAGACCTGACCAACCATAAGACGGTGACAGCCACCTACAGCAATCTTCAGGGTGATGGTACTTTCAAGGGGTATATTTCCGTGAAGATCCTGGATACTTCCGGCGCATCCGTCAAGGCAACTACTGAAGCATCGACAGCATCCGGTACTCTGACACTGGATATATCCACACTTACCGGAAAGCATCAGATCCAGGTGTATATGCGAAATACCAGCGGTAGCTATGCGGGTTCCTGCCGTGTAACCAGAATCCAAATGCTGCTGTAAGGAGGTATCTATGAGAACGGTTTATATTGATTCGGACTATAAGTGCCATCCTGAGGGTGGCGAAGGCCTGACCGCTGTGGAGACCGACTTCTTTGACGGCAAATGCGATACCGTTGTGAAGGGTTACCGGTTTGTTCCCGCCGGCGAAAGCTGGACGAGAGAAGACGGCACGGTGTTCTCCGGGGAGATGATCGCCCCCTGGGGGAGTTATCCCGAAATGGAAGCGGCCCAGCGGGAATACGAGCGGCAGCTTCTTTCTGAATATGCCGAAGCGCTGAAGGTACTGGGGGTGACGGTATGACTGTAATTGAACAGGCAGAAGCCATCCGGTCGGCAATGGATAACGCAGCTATCGTGCTGACTGACCAGGAAGCACTCTACAGCAAGGAACTGTACCCCCGGTGGGAAGACCTGATGGGTGAGAAGGTGGAGATGGATTTCCGGTTTCGGTACGGCGGGATGCTGTACAAGACTCGGCAGAAAAGCTACACCTTTGTGGAGCACTATGTCCCGGGAGCCGCCGGTACGGAAAGCCTTTTTGAGGTAATCAACGAGACCCATGCCGGGACTCTGGAAGACCCCATCCCCTATGAGGGCAACATGGCTCTGGAGGCTGGGCTGTATTACTCCCAGGACGGTGTGGTTTACCGATGCACGATCTCTACCGGCAATCCTATCTATCACTTGCTGAAGGATCTGGTGGGACTGTATGTGGAGGTGGTTGCATGACGGTAAAGCAAGCGCAGCATCTGCTGGCCTATCTGGGCTACTACACCATGGCTGTTGACGGCATCTGGGGTAGTGGCAGTGAGAAGGCGCTGAAGCGTTTCCAGCGGGAGTACGGCATCGATGATGACGGTATCCTTGGCATTGTTACCGAGAAAGCCATGACCCATGCTGTGGCTTACGGGATGCCGAAAAGCGATGATGATCCGGTGGAGGAGGGCACCTTCTGGGACGAGATCGAGCATTTTACCCGGGAGGAATTCGGCTGCAAGTGCGGCCTTCACCATGCGCCCTACTGCGACGGCTTCCCGGCGGAACCTAGGGAGGACCTGGTAAGGATCATCCAGGATGTGCGGTACTACTTCGGTGTACCAGTGACCATCGTCAGCGGCCTGCGGTGCCGCCAGCACAATGCCGATTCCGGCGGTGTGGCGAATTCGCAGCACATGTACGGCGAGGCTGCTGACATCAATGTCCAGGGCGTGGCTCCCTCCGCTGTCGAGGCATTCCTTGACCGGCGGGGCGGTGTGAGGTATCACTACACCATCAAGAATAGCAACAATGTCCATCTGGATGTACCCCAGGGAGCGAGGTGATACCGGTGAATGATGCAGTATTGTCCGCTCTCATTACCGGTATTCTGACCCTGATCGGAGTGGTGGTCAGCAATCTTCTGGCCAGCAAGAAGACCGAACAGGCCATCGCCGTAAACCAGGCGGTGACGGACACCAAAATTGAAGAACTGACCCGGGAGGTTCGGGAGCATAATAACTTCGCCCTGCGGATGCCGGTGATGGAGCATGATGTGAAAGACCTTCAGCGCCGGGTCGGTGTCCTGGAAAACTATCACAAACAGCCGGTGAATCCTGTAAACTAGAAAGGAGAAATACAATGATCAACTGGAAGGTAAGACTGAAGAATCCTGTGTTCTGGGTTCAGATCGTCGCAGCAATCGTGCTGCCGATTTTGACCTACCTGGGCCTGAGCTGGGAAGATATCACCACCTGGGCCGCTTTTGGCAACATCTTTGTCCAGGCCGTGAGCAATCCCGTGATCCTGGTGAGCGTGGTGGTATCTGTGTGGAACGCCATCAATGATCCCACTACCAAGGGCCTGAATGACAGCTTCCGTGCGATGACCTACGAAAACCCGGACTGATATGAAAGATCTAGTGTGGGACAATATCATGCTGGCTGAATTCCGCAAGCTGGCGATACTCACCGAGGATGAGGACAAGGTGCTCAGCTGGTGGGCCAAAAATAAAAGCATTGCCTACATTGGAATGACGCTGGGAATGGCGGACAGAACGGTAAGTAGATGCCTGGAAAGCCTCCGGGAGAAATATGATGCAGTTCGGATCTATTCTCCGCTTTTGCCAGAACGAAGAATATAGGAAAGACCCTCTCCGGTAACGGAGGGGGTCCTTTTTTGCTATTTGGCATAAATATGGCAAGAATGTGGCGAAAAAGCGGCAAAATCACGGCCTTTAGACGGCAGTTTTGAACGGCTTTTTCATGTTACCTTGATGGTGGATCGGGGAACCCCCGGTACTAAATTAAAACGGAGGAAAAGAAAATGGTAGAAGTCGAAAGAGATTATGCGAGCAAGGGTGTTGCCGGTGCTGGCCTGGGCCTTGGCATTGCCGGTACCGCTCTGGGTGTCCTGGGAAATAATGGCCTGGGCAACATCTTCGGCGGCTGGGGCAACAACTGCGGCGGCGCAATGTTCGCCTGGGAACGGGAGCTGTCCCACAAGGATGCTGAGATCGGCAGCCTGAGGGCAGACCTGGCGACTGACCGTAAGATCCTGGAACTGTACCAGTATGTGGACGGTCGGATGAGAGGCATCGAAGGCCAGCTGGCACAGCAGGCCGTGGTTAATGCTCAGCTCACTGCCAATCTGAGCTGCCAGCAGCAGGCTATTGCCACGCTGAATGGCTTGACTAAGACCGTGATCCCCATCGCAAGCATCTGCCCCGAGGTCATGCCTCGGTACAACAGTTTCGTGACCCCCACCGACACTCCCGCAACCGGCGCTTAATCGCCAAAGAGGAGGGCGGGAAACCGCCCTCTATTCTTATTAAGGAGGAAACTTATGGCAACCATTCAGCAGATCCAGAAAGCGGCGGCACGGTTTGTAGACCAGGATATTGCTCCGGCATTCTCCGGTGGTGAGCGGATTCTGGTATCCGGTGCGGCTGGCTTGCTTATAGCGAATTCCGGGAAACTGGTGGCGCAGTATGCTACGCATCCCATGGTGGCGGCACTTGGTGTTGTGGATGCACAAAGCGGCGATATCGATGTGGATTCCCTCTACCAGGCATTTGCTCCAAAATTTGGAAACGAAAAAATCCCGCTTAAGATCCCGGTGGTGGGCACCATCAGGATTGGGAAAGCGGAAGTCGATAGATTCTATCAATATGTAAAGGAGGCTTAATATGGACGGGCGGATTACGATTCCCAACATCGAAAAGGAAATGAAGCATCTCCAGGAAAAAGGCTGGATGTGCCGGGATGATCTTAAGATGCTGGTGCTTTTGGGTGAGGCCATGGAAGTCATGGGCAATGTTGACCGGGAATTCACAGAAGAGGATGCCCGGAAATGGGTAGAGCATATGGATCCCCCGGCACGGTGGTCGATGGAGCAGACCACGGCGGTCATGCACCAGTTCGGATACAGCCATAGGCCCTGCGTATTCTATGCCGTAATGAACATGCTGTTCAGTGATTACGGACGGACTGTCATTCGTTTCAACATGGATAAGCCGGAATTTTGGGCTGCACTGGCTCATGACTTTATCGATGACCCGGATGCTGAGGATATGAAGGTGGGCCGGTACTGGCGGGATATAGTTAGGCACTAGAATCCCGTTGCCAATCCGTTGCCAAAATGGCAATCAAAATTTGCATTTTAGCAAATAAAATAATGAATTCCCAATCAATAAAATATTGTCGTAAATGTTGCGATATATTCAATGTGTTATGGAAATGTACGAAAAATGAACAAAAAAAGTCCCAAATCATAAGATTCGGGACTTTTGCGTTTGGTGCGAGAGATGGGACTCGAACCCATAACAAAAAGCGGTAAAAGCGTTGTGTTTCTAAGGTTTTTTTATTTTCCGTTGCCAATTCCGTTGCCAATTTGCGACTTGTTATCAAAGTAATTGCTGAAGTCCTGCGCTCGTTTGGCAATGTCTTTTTGGGATAGGTGGGTGTAGATTTTACGCATCGTTGCCAAATCGTCCCAGCCGCCGATTTCTGCGGCGATCATTTCCGGGATCTGGAGATGGTATGCGAGGCTTGCAAAGCTGTGGCGGAGGCCGTGGAGGTCGATGGGAGGGAGGCCGACTTCGGCGCAGAGTCGGCGCAGATGCTTGATGATCACATCCGGCGCATTTCGTACAACCTTGCCGGTCTTGTCGGGGCAAGCCTCCAGGGCTTCCTGGAGCGGCGGGATGATGGGGATGGTACGGCGGGACTTGCTGGTTTTGTTCTGGGCTTTCTCAACATATCCGGTTTCCCCACGGACTCTTGCGCCGTGGATATCGATGGTCTTTTTATCCAGATCTACCTTGTCCCAGGTGAGAGCCATCATCTCTGACCGGCGGAGGCTGCTGAGGCACAGCAGTGCGGGGATCTCCATGCGGTGGCCTTTCAGAGCGGCTACCAGAATATCGATCTGGTCCGGCTCAAGGTAGATGCGCTCTTTTGGCTCTTTTTGGTAAAGCAGCACATTGGGCCGCCGACCGGTAGCCTCTTCGATGGAGGCCGCTATAAGTGCCCAGGCATTACTGATATATTTGGGAGAGTGTCCAAGTGCCTTTTCCCGGCGGATCGCCTGCTGCCATTGTTCATCGGTTGCGGTGAAAACATTGGCCTGCATCATGGTCTGGAATGTGTTCTTATATGTCCGCTCATAGCCATAGATGGTGGATGGGGAGCGGTAGTCCCGGCGGGAATCGATGTACTCCCGCACAGCGGTTTCCAGGGTTTTGACTTTGGCCTTCTCCTGGCGCTGGGCTTCGATCACTCCACCCTTCATAGCCATGTATTTGGCAATGACTTCCTTTTCGCTGCTCCCGGTGATGGAGATCCGCTCTCCGGATACCATGCAGCGGGTGTGCCAGGATCCGGAGGGAAGTTGGGTGACGGTGGGGAGCTTGATCTGTTTCTTTGCCATTGACATTTCCTTTCCGGGGTGCTACCATAAAAGGGTAGACTTCCCCTATCGTGATTGGTGGGTCGGTTTACCAGCCTCCCGGTGTGACAGCACCGGGGGGCATTTTTTATTTCAGATCTTCGATGTAATCGTAGAAATACATCAGGGTTTCCGCTGCTTCCAGAAATTCCTCCTTTGTCACAGAGGGGTCATTGTCGAGATATAAGGAAACGATCTGTGTCGCTTCATAAGCACTCCAGCCTGTTTTGTCGCTGGCGTACCAGGAAGCATTCTCAACAATTTCCCAGATAGGAGTATCTGCCTCGCCATAAGAGTGGCTGCTTCCCGCGGCATCCAAAGAATCATATGCGTGGTAGTCATCTACCGCTGCATCATAGCCTTTCTGCCAACCTTCATCATAGCCGATGCTGTAGCCATCTGAAAAAATGCTGGCCTCATCGGGCTCATTTCCGTAGCGGCAGGAGCACAAGACGAAAACAACCAAAAGGACGGCTGAAACACACAAAATTCGTTTCATTGGCATGATCCCCTTTCGGGTCCGGTTTATTGGACGGATTGTTTTTTATTATTTTAACGAACAAAAGTTCTAAATAAACAGGCCGCTTACCCAGGTCATAAGGCGGTCACCGAAATGCCGGGCCGTTCCGCTGTGGCTGAACATTTCCCGGATCCAGCCGATGTCGGCATTGGTAACATCCACCAGGATCACGATTGCGAAAAAGAGCACAAATATCAGGTTAAGCGTAAGCGAAAACTTCAGCCAGCGGTTCTTCTCCGCAAGCAGCATGTTGAAATGGGCGGTGATCCTCTTGATTCGCTCCTCATAGGCACGGCCCCGGTTTTCGTAGACGGCGATCAAATGGGAAACCATCGGGTCTTTCACATTGGCGGAGGGGGCGGGTTCCGGCTGCTCCGGGTGGTTGCTGAGAGAATATCCCACAGCCGCAGCAAGGTCCAGGACCGTCTGCAGCGAGGGATTGGGGGTGTCTCCCCGGAGAATGCGGTCGATGGTGCTTTTGGGAACCTTGGATGCGTCAGAAAGCTGCTGACTGGTCATGCCGATCTCTTTTTTCTTCCGGATGATGCCATCCACGATGTCTGATGTGGTCATAGTCTGCCCCTTCTTTCGTAAAATCAAAT